CTTGATATCCCGGCGGGTAATAGGCCATCGCCGCGGGCGCCGGTGTCACCGGCCAAAACTTCTGAATCGTCTTTTCCACGATGGTTTGCAGTGTCGCATCGGGTACGCCCGGTCCAGCGGCGATCACTTCCGCATCGCCCGCCATCGTGAACATCAATTGATTGACAACCATATCCGCGGATTGCGAAATCCGCAATCCCGCGGCGATCTTGTCCGAATAGATCGGGTCATCGGTGGGAGTGTTGAGCAGGTAATTTGCATACTTGCTCGTTGCCGATCGCACGCGGGCGCGAAACCATGAGTTTTGCTCGATACTTATCGCGCTATCGCTTAAAGTTAAATCCGCCATAAAACAAAAGTCTCCTTTTTACGAAATCATGAGTTGGTTGCCGGTGCGATACAAACGCCCCGAGTTGGCCGGTCCCGCATCCCCGCGCACATTGGCGAGGTAATACGCCGCAATCCCGCCATCCATTCGGATTTTCAACGGGAATCCTGCAATCGAGGAATGATAGATATTGATCGAGGCATCGCTCGAGTCCCAATAGATCGCACCGTAAGTGCCGCCACCGATCGCCGTTCCGCACGCCAACCCGCTGAGGCCCGAGTGCAAACATTGCATGTTTACGCCCGCGGTAATCGCACCGCTTGCCACCGTCAACGCATCCACACCAACCACCTGGAATTTGATATCGCCACCGCCCGTGGTTACCAGATAGAAATGATCCTGAAACCCATCAAGGCGAAACTGTGTACCACCGCTACCACTGCTGTTTTCCACGAAAAGATCGGTAACGTTGGTTGCCTGAAGGTAAGATGCGCCCGAGGCCCGCACTTCGCCCGAGCAATATAGATTGCCGTTTACTGACGCATGGTAGTTCAGGTTAACGGTGCCGCTACTCGAGATGTGATCCGCGTAAAGCGTTTTGTGGACGGTTACATCCCCGCTGTATCCAAGGCTTATAGCGGGTGTCCCCCCATACCACGCGCCCGCTTCCCAATAGCCAATCCGTAACGCCGTCTGATCAGCTTCACAGAACAGGCGGTAATAACTGGCGTTATTACCGGAATGCAACGCTATATTGCCGGTGACATGGAGTTTTTCCGCGGGCGAAGCCGTTCCGATACCTACTCCGCCATTCTGATGAATACGCATTCGTTCCGTGAATACGTTCGCGTACGTGGTGTGCCCAAACGTGATCGCACCCGCTGGATCAACATATAGGCGCATCTCGTTGGTTTGAATGCCCATGCCATACTTGTTGTTTCCGTTGTCGTACAAGTGGAGCAAGTCTACAGATATATTCATTCCGAAATCTAACGCAGCCCTCGGCGTGGTTGTGCCGATACCAATGTTCCCGCCCCCCGGTTGCAATGAAATCGGCGCAATCGCTGTTCCCACCACACCTGTATACCCTTGAATTGCGCCAACATTGTTATTTGTCGCAAGGCCAATCGCACCGCTATTGTTGCCGGTCATGATATTGAGTTGCGTTACCGCGGCATCGAAAACCTCGAGCCGCTTGTTTGGGCTTGCCGTCCCGATGCCCACATTGCCCGCACTCGTCACCGTCACAAAATCCGCCACGCCATAGCCAATCACAACCGCGGGCGTGCCCGAGCGCATCGCGATATAGCCTTGCGGCGTACCATCCACGCCCCGCTGGATGCGGTGCTCGATAAAGGTATGCCCCGTGCCCAATGCCGTGCGTCTCGTAGCGATATCGAGATTGATTACGTTCGATTCCGTAAACGCGAGGCTTAACCCCGCACCCACGCTACTCACTGCCGCAAGCGGTGCCCGCCCCAATCGCGTCAACGTGTGGTTGTTGGCATCGATATCGACATTCCACGGGGATTGTCCCGCCGCGGATACTTGCGTACTCCCATCGGGAAACACAAACCCGCCCGCATTCGATTTGATCGGCCCGTTACTGATAATCGAGGAAACATTGTTAAGCGCATGGTTGGCCGCGTCCACATCGGTAAGCCACGGCGTTTGACTTCCGCCACCACCCGCGCCCCAACGCAAACCGTTGCCCGCCGTATCCACCATGAGCACTTGTCCGGTTGTGCCCACCGGCACAATCTGCCAAGCACCCGATTTCCATTGCGCGATATCGCCGTTGGTCAAGCCCCCCGGCAACCCCGGCCCCCCCGGTGCCGTGCCCCACCGCACGCCACCCGCTACAGCGTTATCCGCGGTCAAAATTTGACCATTCGCGCCCAAGGGTAGCCTACCGATCGCGGTGGTGCCCCGTACCAGCAAATCACCAATGGCGATCGTGGGATCAACCACCGCGCCCGAGACTTGCGCCGCGGTGTAATCGCCAACCTGTGCCACAACGGCCCCGGTGCGGCCAAACACGCTTGCCACCGCGCCCCCGCCCCCGCCACCGGCCACCGCGGCCCATGAGCCATCGCCGCGCAAGTAGACGTTCGCATCCGCAATGCCCGAGCCCAAGCGTGCAGTGTTGAACCGCCCCGTGGTCACATCCGCGGCATCGTGGACGTGCGCCGCGGGCGTAAACGTGGCGGGCACGCCGGTAAGCTTTCCATACGCTAGCGATGTGATCCACGCGGGGTTGACGTACGATTGCGTGGCGTCTACCGCGTTGGTGACCAACGCCGCGGAGTAATCCCCGATCGCCGCAACCACCACGCCTGTGCGCCCGAACACGCTTGCCACAACCGGTGCGGGCGTGGCCCATTTCACCTTCGACGGGAGCGCGGTATCAACCATTAGGATTTGCCCCGAGGTGCCGATCGGCAACCGTGACGGCCCCGTCGTATCGCGGGCGATGATATCCCCCGCGGTTGTCATCGGGTCATGCATCACCCCGGTAGCGTTGACCAAGTTGACGTTGCTGAGAGTATGCCCGAGCCCGTCCACGTCCCCCGGCCACGAATAGACGCTTGTCCGTATCCGGTTGAGGTGATCGGCTTCGATGAGTTGGTTCGGCGCAACATCGGGGGGCCAACCCGCGGGCACCACGTAGGGCGAAGCCCGCAACCGGAACGAAAACGGCAACACCGGCACGCCGTTGCCCCCCGGTTTGATCAGGTCATCCGCCATGTGCCCCGCTCCCGTTGATCATCGCTACCCCCGTTTGCGATCGTTCGGTTTCCCCCTCCTCGGCGGGTGGTTGCCCGAGCAACTCCCCCACCTCGGCGGGGACGCCGGCGCCCACCCCCATTTGCGGGGTTTGCGCTAAAGCGGTATCGTCGCTTTCGCCAACCAAGGCCGTTCCCTCGGGGTTGAACAGATACGGCGTGCGAGACTCGGGCAAGCGATCGCGTTGCTGGATCAACGCCCGTTGCGTCTCGAGCATACGGTTCAGCGTGGACGCTTCCAGTTCGATTTCGCGCACCCGCCCCATCGCAGCCAAGTAGTGTTGCCGCATCTCGTTCGACTGCCGCATTGCCGATTGCACCCACGCGGCATCCGCGGGGGACAACCGATGTTCGATTTTCATCAGGACTCCTTTTACGTTTTTTTAAATAACCTGCACGATTACGCCACCACGCACCTGGACGGTTTTCCCATCGGTGGTCGTAAACGAGGCGGTGGTCACGCCGTTGTATTGCACGCCGCCCACGAACGGATTGAAGCCCGCGGCGCTATGTCCGTTATTCGGCGTACTGACGCCCGCGCCGATGAACGTGCCCGAGGTGTTGATCACGGCAAGGTTGCCCGAGGCCACGTTGAAACTGCCGCCCTTCACGTTTCCGGCAACGTTTACGCTCGGCCCGATAAACGCCGCGGTGTCATCGATCACGCGAGTACTGCCCACCACGAATCCGTTATCGGCGCGGATGCGCCCCAGTTGCCCGTCCATCATGCAATAGGTATTGAATCCCCCCGGTTTCTGCACGTAGACTTGCCCTGCATTGGTATCCACGGGATGCGTGATGCACGCGGCGAGTACCTGCCCCGCGTTGTTGTAACTCACAACGCCGCGGCCCACCAACCATGAGCGGTTAACCCCGTCATACACGTTGACGCCGATACTCGAATAACTCGGGTCAAACGTCTTGTTCGTGATCTGTACCGATTGCGCCCCGCTCGTTACTTGGAAATCCGCATTGCGGAGGAATAGGTTGCCTGTGTTGTCCGTATAGAACGGGGCGTCCGTATATCCGGTGCCCCCGAAAGATCCGAGCTTGGCCCAAATACCGTATGAACCCGCCGCGCCCGCGCCCGCAAGGTTTCCCATCAGCGCAATTACGGTGCCGCTACTCCCATACACCGCAACGCGCCCCGGTTTGTCATTCACACCGGGCGGTGCCCACCCAACCGAGATCTCAACCGCATTGAGCTTAGTTGAATCTATGGAGTTGGCCTTAATCTTATCGCCGGACAAATTCGCGATATCGGCATCCTTGATTGCGGCCACGGCAAACACCGCATCCTCGGCCCGTATCGCGCCCGCAGCGATCGTGCCCGCGGTAACGGCATCGGCGGCAAGCGAACCCGCCCGCACCGCACCCGCGGCGATCGTGCCCGCTTCTACCGCGTTCGCCGCGATGTTGCCCGCAAGTACGGCCAACGCCCCGAGCTTGCCCGCGGTTACCTCGCCCGCGGTAATGTGCCGGGATTTGATCGCATCCGATTGGATGGCCTCGGCGTAGATCGCGTTGGCCGCGATCGCGTTCGCTTCGACCGAGCCCGCCGAGAGTTTCGGGCCTTTGATCGCCCCATCGGGAATTTTGGCCGTTACTACGCTTCCATCGGCAAGGATGGTTTCGGTCACCGATCCCGGCTTTAAAATCTTGATCGCCTCAATTTGCCCTTCGATTTCGGTGACCGGCACCTTGGTCGTCCAACTCGAGGGACCGGTGCGCCGGTACAACGCCATATCGGCAGTATTGAAAAACACCGCATCCATCGGGTATTGGCCCCACTCGGCCCCGCTCGGCATCCGCGTTACGGTATAGATCGGGTTGATCCCCGAGGCGAAGTTCCCGCCCGTGATCGCCCCCGGCGGAATCACTGCCGCGGGCTGTATCGTACGGTCCACGGGACGCCGTTGCATACGCCGTATCGCGTAAACGAGATCCGGTTCGCGCATCCCGAACCCCGCGGTGTACTTCAGCACGTGGCCCGTCTCGGGGATGCGGTAAGGATCGGGCGCGATGATCACGATCGAAAGCGATCGCAGCACGTATGTCCCGCCCACGCCGTAACGCAACGATTCGATTTGCACCGTTTGCCCGCGGGCCAACCCCGGCGTATAGACTGCCGCGGTTAACGTGGGCACCGGCCACGCACGCTTGGCGAGTTCGGTGCGGGCCCACAACTGCGCGGTTATCGTATCCGCGATATTGCGATCGACTAGCGTAATCGAAAGCACGCCATAGCGGGTTTGGGACGTAATATCCTCGGCAAACGCCGTAACCTCGGTGTTGCCCGACTCGAGCGCCCCGATCACGCGTACGCGATTCGCGGCACTCGCGAAATCGGTTTGGTAGTTCTCGAGGCCGAACCCCACCCGCGTTACACCGTCGGGATGATCGGAGAGGATAAACGGGGGGACGATCGAACCGATCGAATAATATTGCAGTTTGCCGTCGTACGAGACGTGCCACTCCGCGCCCGTCAACTCGCACACCTGATCTAATACATCCCGCACCTTGGCGTCTTTTACTTCGATTTCGCCCATGTTGGCGGTCAATGTCACAACGGTGCCCTCGGTGAACTCGGGCACCGTTGCCAAGCAATCGCGAATGATCGTGCTATCGGGCGTGCCATCGGGCCACGTGGCCGTGATCAGTGTTCTCTCGAATAAGATCCCCCAATCGGATGCCTCCACCGCCCGTATCAGGTGGGGCCCTTCCAACTCCCGCTCAATTCGCATGCAGAAGCCGCCGAATAAGAGCTTGTTCGTATCGGCGTCGAATAGCGTAAGCTCGGACCACTCTTGCGGGGGTTGCGCGTAAAACGCCGCTCGGCTGTAGTAACTGTCCACGTCGTAGTGAGCCTCACCGTAAACCTGAAGAAACGAGACGCTGCACGTCGAAATGGCTTGCGTCGAATCCTGATTGATGGTGGCGGATTCAACGAGTGTCGAGTAACTCGTATCGTTGCCGTTGATCGCGCACCGCACCCGCATTTACGCCGTTGCCCCCTGCAAGCGGAGTTGCGCGGCCACTTTTGCCGCTACGGTGTTGGGATCGCTACCGGTGACGGTAACCTGCACCAATTTCTCTTGACCGTAAGACAACCGCTCGAGCCAGGTGCCGTTTTCGCGGATGGCTTGCGTGATCGCGTCAAGCTGCAATCGTTGGTAATTGGTGGTGTCCTGCTCCCACATTAAAATCTCGGTGAGCTTTTGCGCGGCTATATTGATAGGCGATTCAATCCGCGTGAACACGTCTTTCATCGGGCCGAGGTATCCGCTGATAATGTCGAGTTGCCCTTGCAGGTATTGGGTATTTTCCTGCACCTTGAACAGCACGCCGAGGATGCCCCCGTCCCCGCGTTCGCCCAAAAACATCATCGAATAGCGGGTGTTGTGTTCGATCGCGTTTAATGAGGTTTCCTGCCGCGCCATTTGAAAGTTGGAGATGATCCCCGATACGGCGCTTACGACACCGCTTACCGCGCCTACAATCCCCGTGACCGCGGAACCGGCGATCTTGCCAACCGTACTTGCGGCACCCCCCGCGGCATCCGACACGCCACCCGCGGCACTGCCAACCGCATCCATCGCGCCCTTGCCCCCGCTACCGAATAACCCGCCGATGGTCGAACCGATACCCTTGAGGGATTCCATCACCCCGCCCAATCCCTTGCCGCCGATCAAATCCGCGATCGTTTCGCTTACGAATTTGCCGATGGCCGCGGTGGCCGGTTCGACAAAACTGGACACCACTGCGCTACCAAGGGATTTCAGCATGGATTTGCATTTCTCACCCCAACTTAGATCGCCCTCGAATAACGATTTGCCGATATCTTGGGCAAAGTTGGTGATGATGGTAGACACTTGCGTGCCGAATCCTTCCCATGAGGATTTCTGCTTGGGCAACTCGGTATCAAGCGTTGTTTTCATGTCTTGCAACGCTTTCAAGCGATCGGCGTTGATCGTTTCGCCCGCGGCCTTGGATGCGGCAATATCCGCGGTTTCCATCGCCACCCATGCCCGCTGAATGTCATTGATGGATGCGGTGGCATCGGTAAGAATCGTGTTGTACGCGGTTTTGGTATCGGCAGCGGTTGTTGTCAATTCCGCCGATCGCGTGATGCCTAGTGTTTTCCACGCGGCGTCCACGTCCTGTACGGATTTCACCGATGCATCCATCGACGTTTTCGCTTGCGTCTCGGCACTCAGAAACGCGGGCGGTACGTGTTTCATGTTGTCGATGATGCGCGTAATGGATGCGTTCAACTCATCCGATACCTCAGTGAGTTTCGGTATCTGCGATTCGGCATCCTTGTGGGCATCGGCCCACTTCTTGAAATCCTGATGCCCTTTGAGCAATGCCGCTTGTTCGTCTTTAATCGCCTGTTCTAGCGCATTGATATGGAAGTGAAGCGGTTTCACCCCATCATCCGCGGCCTTTTTGGTGGCCTTGCCAACGTCGGATGCGCCCACCGTCATCTTGGGGAATTCCACCGCGGCTTTCTTTACCTCGGTGGTGGTGCCCTTGGTTTCGTCGCCAAGCTTTTTGACACTGCCCCACGCGGCGTCTAGGTTGAAAAACTTGGCCGCACCGGGAATCTTTTTCGCGGCCTCAATGAAACTGTCAAACAACCCGATGACCCAATTCCAAACTGTAGTGGCAACCGATTTAATCCCGTCCCAAACGCTACTCAACGCACCCGCGATCGCATTCCACGCGCCCACGAAGTAAGGGCCGATGGCATCCCATATCGTGCTGAAAAATGCCTTGATCGGTTGCCACACCACATTAACCGCGCCCGCGATCGCATTCCACGCCGTGATCAAGGCCCCCTGAATGACGCCCCATACAGCGGTCCACGCCTCGGTTAACCCATCCCACGCTTGCGTGAGTACCGCTACGATGGGGTCCCAGTTCTGATAAACCCAAGTCCCGAGGGCCACTAACGCGGCGAGGGCCAACCCGATCGCGATCACCCACGGGCCGATGGCCGCGGTAACCGTTGTAATCGTGAACCCCATCGGGGCAAGGGCACCGCTTAACGATGTAACCGCCAATAGAACCGCGCCCGCGGCCCCGATCAACGGCCCGATCGCCGCGGCCATCGCCGCAATGGCAATGGCCGAATTCTTGATCGGTTCGGGCAAGTCGTTAAACCACTTTGCGCCTTCGACCACCTTGTCCAAAACGCTTGTCAAAATCGGAAGCAACGATTGCAGGGCCGGTATCAATGCTTGGCCGATCGGAATCAGAGCTTGGGTGATGGTGTCTTTAAAATTGCTCCATTGGCCGGTAAGCGTTTTCGACATGGCTTCCATCGAACCGCCCGCTTTTTCGGCCATACCGGCGAGGATGGCGGGCACCGCTTGCGATGCGTCGAACGCGCCCTTTTCCGCAAGCTTCATTGCCTCGGGCACCGTCACACCCGCGGCTTTGGCAAGTGCGCCCCACGCGTCAACGCCCCGCTCGGACAACTGCGACATTTCCTCGGCGGATACCTTGCCCTTGAGTTGCATTTGCCCGAGGGCGGTAGTAATCCCGTCGATTTTTTCTTTCGACATTTCGCCCGATGCGGCCACGGTGTCACCGATCGTGCGTAGCGTGGGGATGATTTGTTCCGCGGAAAAGCCCAAGGTTTTCATCCGTTGGGCCGCGCTTACCAGATCGGTGAACTCAAACGGCGTCGTAGCGGCGAACGATTGCAAATCCTTCAGCATGGCATCGGCTTTTTCGCCACTGCCGAGCATCGTGGTAAACGCCACCTTGGCGGTATTGATCCCTTCCGCGGCCCCCACCGCGGCCACGCCGAGGCCCGTTAACGGCGCGGTGATGCCCGCGGTGAGGCCCGCGCCGATCGTGAGAAACCCCGAGCCGATGTTCTCGAGGCTTTTCCATTTGTCCTGTTGCTCTTTAATGAACCCATCGGTGGCGTCCCCGAAATCCTGAAGCACTTGCATGGCTTGATCCATGCGTGCTTCGATTTCGAGCCAAATCGTGCCGATCGAAATTCCAGACGATCCCATTTAGTTCGCTTCCCTTAAATCGACAACCGGAAATCCGATGCGCCGGAACGCATCCATAACTTGCTCCCCCGTCAACGGTTCGCGATCTTCCGCATCGGGCGCGGCGTGCCGCGTGAGGCTCGATTGCAGCATGTATTTTCGGGGTTGATATTTATGCTGCTTGGAGTTTGCCGCGGCCACCATCGCTACGACACGGGCCGTGTACCAATCCTCACGGGCGTTACGCGCCCCGATGGCATCGTTTAAGTACCAAATATCGGCGGGGGTGAGCTCGAGAAATTCGGTTGCGGTGATTCCGCAAGCGGCGCGGAGACTTGAGGCGAGGCGATGCCATTGGTCAACCCCGAATGCGAGGGCAGTGTCTCCACTATCGGGGCGTTTGTAGGGCGTTCGGCAACTCTCGAGGGCATCACCGAACTGATCGCCCGCGTGATCGTTTCCGCCACCATTCGGAAATCCTCAAACCCGAACATGCGTTGCGCCTGATCGCGGGTGATATCCGGTTGCGCGTCCAGCAACCCCACCCACAACACATCGCATAGAGTTTTGAATGTTACACCCAACTCGAGAGAAACCGGGGCGGGCGCATCCGCGCCCCCGTCCCCGTCCGCGATTTGGGCGGGGCGCGTCAAACGGCGTCCCATCGCTTGCATATCGGATAGCAAGTCCCCGCCCGTGCGTTCGGCGTACGCGATAAACGCGAACGCCCGATAACGAAGCACGTACTCGTTGCCGTCGAGCGTAATGGGGACCGAGCTTTGCAGTACAGTATTGCGGTCTTTTGTCATAGGGTTTGTACAGGCGTTGCCGGGGTTGCGCCCGCGGGGACCGGCGCGGGCCGCGGATTTTGTGCGGCGCGGCGTGCCGCGGCCTCACGTCTGCGTTTCTCCCGAATGTCCCGCCCTTTCTTGTAAACGGCGTCCAATGCTTCTTGCGTGGCGGGCAGTACATCGGCAATCGTGATCGGGGACGTGATCCGAATAACCGGAGATATCGTTTGCGCGTCATCGGGATTCAACGCGCCATAGGTCATATCCCTGATAAAACCGGTGAACAGGCCGTAGGCAACGCCACCCACCGCGCCCGAGTTGTACTTGATCGCCCAATCGCGTACATCCCCAACATCGAACAAACCGATGAGCCCATCGGGATCATCGGAATGCGAAACAACGTTGTAATCCCAGATGACCGTCATTTCGCATTCGCCCGCGTCTTTAAATCCTTGAATGAAATCGCGGTAATCCCCTGCGTCCAACGTGGTAACGTCCACTTCTTCCGCGGTCACCCCGATATCGCCTATCTCTTGCACTTGGGCCACCGCGGTATATGTGGGCGTGGCACCCCCGCCTTTTACGAGAATTTCGGCCCCTTTGCCGGTAAACTTAGACGTAGATCTACCCTCCTTTCAATTGGTTATAATAAAACTACTATATGGCAAAACCAATAAGCCCACTTGAGCTAAGATTTTGGTCCAAGGTTGACAAAACCGATCCTGATAAATGTTGGTGGTGGGTGGCTTCCATCGACGTGAACGGATACGGCCAATTTTTAGTGAACAAGGGCCAACTAGGCCGAACCACAACGTCAATGGCAAAAGCCCACCGCGTTGCATGGTTACTCACCCGCGGCGATATTCCCAAGGGCATGTATCTCTGCCACACATGCGACATGCCCCGGTGCGTCAATCCCGCGCATTTGTTTCTCGGAACGCAAAAGGACAACATGCGCGATTGCGTTGACAAAAACCGGCATGGCTTCGGACGTGTCGGTCAACCGATTTACTACAACATCAAGCGTCTCGAAAAGATTTTCGCCGACCACCGTAACGGAGTACCCCTGCCGGAAATCACCAAACGCCATCACATTAGCCGTAGTCATTTATTGCGCCTTCTCAAACGCCACAAACTCCCGTTGCGCGATCCACGCCGCGCCCGCCAGAAACTCACCACTACGGAAGTTGCACAAATCCGCCACCTTTACGCTATGGGGACTACTTCCCAAACTGCTTTAGGAAAACGATTCGGCGTTACGCAAGCCGCGATCGGGCTACTTGTACGCGGCGTCAACTGGCCCGATCTTGATGGCCCTATCCACAACGCCCGCCCGCGGGCCACTCTCACGTTGGAACAAACCGCCGAAATTCGGCGCTTGTATGCCACGGGCGAGTACACGCAAGAGGCCCTCGCCAAACAATTCAATGTGACTCTCAACAACATTCATTACGCAATTCGTAAACGCAAACTCTAAGTTGTGGTTTGAAACGTCAGAACACGAAACCGCAAGATTCCGTGACGAGTAACCCCATCGGGATCACGCATCGTCTGCGCGTAATCCCAAATCGCGGTTACCCATTGAAACCCGAGTACCGGCAACACGCGCCGATCAATTGCATCTTTTGCGAGTGCCATCATTTGCTCACACTCTTGCATCCCCGGTTGCCGTGACCACGCGTGTACGGTCACCTCAATGTCCACGCCTTGTTCGGTCAACGTATCGGCGTGGCCCGAAATCGTTTCCCCCAAGGTGTAATAGGGGAACGTCTCGTTGTGGCCGCGATCGAGTACCGGCACCGGGGCCACCGCCACCGTCAACGCGTCGTAGACGGCCTTTTGCACCTCGGCAAGCGGCAACATGGTTTATGGCCGCACCAGTTGCGCCACCGTGACTAGAAACAACCCCAACCCAAGCGGGTTAACGCGGGCCGAGGGGGTGGTATTGAACGCGGCGAGTAAAAAACAGCACAACGCGAGAACTAACAGCACTAACGAAAACGTTACCGGCATTTTCACTCCTTTCGGTTCGACGGGAAACAACATCGGCGGGGGCGGGGGCAACCCCGGCATCGCCTTATCGTCCAAGGTGCGAAACTTGTCCTTCATTTACTTGCCCTGAATCCCCGCAACGCGGCTTTGAGCATCACTTTCACCCGCGCCGTATGACGTTCCGAGGCCACCTTGGCCGCGGGCCTTAAGAACGGTTGCTCGGGCGTGCCCTTTTCGGATATCTTGCGGGCGATCGGGAACGCCGCGCTTACCGGGATGCCCTTCAGCACGCACCACCGCGCTATCGCGGATATCGGGGGCCAATGCGGGCGCGTGCCGAACTCCACATAGGGCGCATACTTCGATGTACTGCCAACCGCCACCGTGAGCCCGTCATCGGAAACGCTTGATTGGATCGAACCGAGCAAATCCCCCGAGGCGATCGAATCGTTATCCCGAATGTTGCGCTCGGCCTCACGCACGATATCAAGGGCGGTTGCTTCGTTCGCGGCCCTCAGTACCTCGGGGAACATGAGCGATAGCGCGTGCAGGTTGCGCCGCAACGCCAACCCGCCCTCGATATTCGCCCCCAACCCCATTGCTGTTTATTGCCGCGGTTCCTGATGCGCTTGCACGTCGCGGATTTGCCTTACCAGTTGCTCGAGGCACGCGCCGCAATGCGAGTTCGCCCCCGGTTGCACTGCCACCCAGAACTGATGCCCGCACTCGAGTTGCACCTCGAACCCCGAACCGGTGGCATCGGCCACCGCCCACATTACGCGCCGCGCCTCGGTCAACGTCGGATCAACCATCCCGAACATGATCACGCGGCCCCCGCCTCACGCTGAGTGCAATTGAGCGTGAGCCACGTATCACGCATATCGACGTTGCGGATATCCCCTATGTCCAAGTACATCCCCCGCCACCAAACGCGGTGGGCGGTGGTGATTGCCACGTCATAGCGAATGGTGATTTCGTACGTGACGCGTTGCGAGGTTTGATCGTTCGCGGGGCCTTCCGAGCCCGTCATTTCGCGAACCGCGGCGGGCCGGTCATACACCAACCCCGCGGGGATTGTCTCGCGTGCGCCCCCTTGCCCATCGGGTGCCAGTTCGGGCAAAAAGACGGCCACCCATTCGCGTAATTCTCGAGCGGTCATACTTCGATTTGCTCACCGCGCCACAAATCCCGCACGCCTTTGGGCAACCCCTCGAGACTTGAACTATACCGGCCCTCACGCGCCCCGGCCCTATCGTCGTATAGCGTGGTGGCGTATTCGAGGATTCCATCTTTCACCGCATCGGGCACGCTATCGGCATCGGGCCCGTAACCCGATACGTAGGTAACCTCAACGCTCCCGTAAGCGGGTGCGGCAAGCTTCAGCGTGTTGTACTCGAGCGTGTAATCGGTGGGCGGTATCACCACCGCGCCCGAGGTGGTGATCACCGAGGTAACCGACTGCACGGTGCCCCGCGGCAAGAGTAAGAGTTGCGAGTCCCCGGTATCGGGCACGAACAACGCCTTGAGCGTTTGCGTCAATATCGATCGCCTTAGAAACAACTCGGCCCGCCGCGTGGCCGCGGCCAGTTGCCGGTTCAATAGCTCGGGTTGCACGTCAACCGTGATGCCGTTGATGCGGGCGTGATCGACAAACTCTTGCACCGTGACCGGCAACCCCACCGGGGTAACCAACGTTGTGATCGCGGCGCACCTCATTTGCTCGGGCCTTTCTTTTTCTTACGCGGTGGTTTCTGCAACCGCGCATCCCACGGCGAGAGCGCCTGTTTATTCTCGGGCGGGATCATCGCTTTGTTCTCAGGGGGTGTGACGGCTTTGTTGCGGGGCGTGATTTTCGGCTTTTGTTTTGGCATCGTACGCTACGCGAAATAGACGGGCGGGCGAATGGTAGCAACCACGCCCGCCCGTTGTACAAACACACAAACCGCTTGTTTACTTATTGCGCCGCGATTCGTTCGGGGCCTCGGTGGTGCCGAATACCGCCGCGGGCGTAACGATCTTTTCAAACGCCGCTACGTTATAGACCAGCAACACCAACCTCTCCTCGATGAGTATCGTCAGCATGTTGCGAATAAAATCGTCCTCGTTCTGGGAAGCTACCTGAACATTGACTTCTTCGCGATCGAGCAAAAGCGAGTTGCCCTGGAACGCCCCAACGAGGCCGGTGCCCGCGGCGATCTTGCTCGATTGCACGATACGCACGCCCCACAACCGCGGGATCGCGCTGTAATCGATCGGGTTGGCGAATAGGTAGTTGCCTTGCGAATTCTTGAGCAACGCCACCGCGCCGTAATCGACCGGGTTGACCACCGCCCCATCGGGCATGTACCCTTTCGCGGCCAGGTCGAATACCGCATACCCGATTGCGTCGATCAACGTGTTGACGGGCGCGGGCGCAACCACCGCGGGCGGGGCGGGCGCAACCACGGCGTTACGCAAAAGCCCGTTCAACTGGGGCGAGGTGCCGTTGCCGTTCAGCAGTTGATTATCCTCTGCCGCGGCCACTCCGTAAATGCCGTTGTTCTCAATTTGTGCACTCAACCCCGGTATATCCTCGTACGCTTGCCTACTCACCTTGAAGTACGTGGCGATCACTTCCACCGGGGCCGTCACCGCTGCAAACGTTTTATCCGATTGCGGCTTGGGCGCGGCCTCGGCCACGGGCGCGGCGTTATTGGTAAACGCCGTCTCGCGCAAGTAGGACACCGCACCCGCGGTGGTGCGGCCTTGCGGGATCAGCGTGCGTACCCCGATCAATGCCCGCGGCCCCGCGGCGATCGCGGCTTGCGCCTCGGGCAACAACCCCGAGAGGCCCGTAATATCCTTCAGCGACAAGCCGCCGAGGCTACGCCGCAACGAGGCGTTCGCTTTCAGCGTCATGTGGAAACCGTTCTTTTGCCCGCTCTCGAGATAGGCGATAAAGGATTTCTCCTCGCACACCCGCTGCCCGAACGGTTTGATTGGCTCCACGTAATTCTTCGTTAAATCGGTCACCTTGGCCTCGAGCGTATCGATACGCTTTTGCGCCTCGGCCCCATGCTTCGATTGAATCTCAACGATCGCATCGGTGAGCTTGTCGATCTTTTCTTTCGTCTCGGATTTCGCGTCCCCGAGCTGCTTGCACTCGGCATCGACGCGCTTGTATTGCTCGGTCATCTGCGTAAGCAGAGATTTGACCTCGCTGATTTGATCGGGTGACATTACCGCGCTTGCAGACATTTCCATGACTCCTTTATTTGGGTATCGAACACGAACATGCGGAGGGCGTCCACCACTTCCGCTGCATCCTTCGCCCCGTCAACGTCCCGTTGATCAAGCGCGTCATATCCCGCGGCAACGATGCGCTTTGCCGCTACATCTGAAAACCCTACGTCCCGTAGGTGTTGTTCAAACTCCCGTTTCGTCCACTTGCTGCAATCCTTAACGCCGGTCACGCGGGCGTTATCGTTTGCAGGTACGGCTACAAAACTCGTCTCCAGTAAATCGACGGCTGTGAGTGTGCGGATGCGCCCGAGTTTGTCCCACTCCGAGCCGCCCTCGCGAATCATATAGCCGATCGACATCCGCAGCGGCGTCCCGAGTTGATGCGCGAGTCTCGCGATTGCGTAACAATTGCGCCCTTCATCGGCATCAAGCGCGAGTTGCCCGCGTATTTTCAACCCGTGCGAATCCTCCTCGGCGTGGACAGAGAACCCGCAAATTCTGCCGGTATCATGGCCCATCAGCAGGGGAAACTTACCCTTGGTTTCCGCGATCGACTCCACGAATGCGCCGCGTTTGACTACATCGCCTTGCCGATCGGGCACCTTGCCGAACGTCGATGCATACCCCTCGATTTCACCCATCGCGTCAATCTCCTTGACTGCGAAGGAAAACCCGCCCAAATATTCCATTACGTCCCCCTCTTGCTTGTTCTCGCTTTAGCGCGTCTTCGCTTTAGCGCCTTATGTGTTCGTCAAGTTGAAAACCACAGGTTGCACCAACCCCATCACGCCCGCCGTGATCACATACGTGCCCGCGGTGGCGTTGGCCGTTGCCGTTACGCTGGCAGTACCGGTGGTATTTGTTACCGCGGTGGGTGAGCTCAGCGTGGCCGATGCGCCCGAACCGGGGACGGTATACATGACCACCACGTTTTGCAACGGGTTGCCGCCCCCATCGGTGACCACCACGGCAAGCGGTTGCGCGAACGCCGTTGACACTGCCGCGGATTGCGGCGTCGAACCGGCAACGGGCACGCCCGTGCTGCCCTGCCCCACTTCCGTTTCCATCCGGTTTACGTTGACTGTACGCATTTATTCCCTTCGATCGGTGCGTGCCTGGTAGGTAACTATGCACCGGCAATTGAGTGTGTTCGACAACGAGGCCCCGAGGCTCGAGTCACCGGGGAAGTTGAGGCGATCGCCCCCCACTAAAAAGAATTGGTCAAGTTGACGGCGTTGCCCTTGCGCCGCTATGTGGGCATCCCGCACGCGGTTGTCCGGTGTGGCCACCCACACCTTGTCCACGGCCCGATACAAACTCGTTGCGGCTTCCATCGTTCCGTAGTTGGTCGATTCGTGGACTTCGCTATAGGCGATCTTGCGCGACCGCTTTTTCGCCTTGTCCGAATACGCGTTGATCAACGCGAGTAACAGCGTGCGGCCCCCGCTTGCCGGTTCGGCAGTAGCAAGCGTGTTCACGATAATTTCTTGCGAAGTCTGCACGATGCCGCGGGCCTTATCGGGCCCGAGTTGCCGAATGCGATTGCGGGCCGCAACGGCCACTTTTTCTTTCACGGGGATATCGGCTTTTGCGCCCCCGGTCAACCAATGATCGGTAATCCCCGCGGCCTCGGGCGCGGTGGTAATCCACAACCGGTTGAGATACTCGAGCCACTCTTTTTCATCGGGCGCGGCCAACGCCGCGGATGCGCCCCCCTGCTCATACGCGGTGGCGATGCGCCGCGCCTCGGCGTTAAAGATCCGATCGGCCCGCATGGTGAACCCATCGGTACGGGTTTCCATGTATTGCTCGATTTCGCGGTAGTAGCGAGCGTGCCGCATGGGCGCTTTAAGACCGCTCATTGGGGTTACCGTACTAGTCTCACGACTCGCAGTTCAGCCTCGGCCTCACGTACGCAATCACTTAAGGATTTCTCTGGGGGCGGTGCGGCCACCGGTTCGGCCCCCGGTTCGGCCATCGGCACAAACGACGCGGGCGCATAGAACACGCCCTCATCACCGGGGATGGGATCATACAGCAAATCCGCCCGCGATTCGGTGCGATCGATAAGGCCCGTCTGCCATAGCTTGACCACGCGATCGGTGGCCTCTTCTCTTGCCGCGGTGATCGCGTCAAGACTGTCTTTATCGAACGTCAACGGGGAATTGAGCTTTGGCCCGATGACGCGATTCCAATCGTCCTTTAACAACGTGAGGGCGGGGATGACGGCTTCCATGTACAGCCCGCGGCGCGATTCGCGATAGGTTGCATACGTGCGGCCCTGCATATCCCCGATGAGTACCGGATCAACGTGGTAAACGCTTGCGATATCGCGTTTGCTCAACGATTGCGTATCGGCGTAAGAGGATTCGCTTGGCTTGATCCCGCGTTCGTGCCACTGCGCGTATTGGAGCGTTAATTCCTCGCCTTGCATCTTGGCCGATCGGATCTTTTGCCGTAGGGCCATGAGTTGCTCATCAGACCATTCGGAATCCTTCGCCAACTCTATCCACCCATCCACCGCGCCGCGCTGCAACGACCGGCGCACGCTTTCGACGCCTTCGTTTTGTAGCAACACGTTGACCATCGCCGCATCTAACGGGGCCATCCCGTCGATCGGGTGCAGGGGGTTGAAGAGCTTGCTATGCATCATGAACTGCTTGTCCACGCGCCGGGGCGTGCGCCCGAACGCGGAAACCTTCCAATAGTCGAGTGCGCTTTCTTCATCCTCGTAATTGCCGTTTTTGTTAAGCACGTACTGCACGCAATCGGGGCGCAAAATGTGCAACTGCTTAACCGTGTTGCCCTCCATCTCGAGCTCTACATACACATCGCCCGAGATCAGTAGCGAAGAAACCCACGCGTTGATAAAGCTTGATCCGCCCGCGTGCATGAGCAACGCCACCGATGCTTTGGGATCGGTGGCCTTTTGCAGGTTGCGTTGATACGCCGCGGCGTAATCCTTCGCGGTACTCACCTTGTCAACATCGGCGCGTAATGTTGTAAGCGATTTCCGCATCGCCACGTACAGCAATTCCCGCGGCGTGATCGCTTTCGTCCCCGGTGTATCGTCCCACCACTTGACTTGCGATGCGGCCTCTGCAATCAAACTCACGCACGCGTACACGTCGCTATTGCGCGAGTACCCGTCGCGGGCTTGCGTCTGGAACGTAAGTGAGGAAAACCCCAACCCCCACCCGCCGTATCCCCCGCCCGCGCCCTCCACTTGATACGGGCCGCGGAGTATCCGAATCGATGGCAGGTTACGATCGCCATCATTGATGATCGGCGGGGCCGGGGGATCATCCTTTTTCCGCCAACGCGCCGGTAAGAACCGCTCAAGTAGTGGCATCACGCGTTTGCGTTACTCGTCCGTTTCCTCATCGATGATGCGCCGCGTTTTCGGGTTTGCGCCCTCGCCCGCGGGCGATTCGGGCGGGGCGTCCCCCTCTTTAAATTCCCGCACCACCTTCGCGATAACCCACGCTTGCCCGCGCATATCGTCCACCTCGAATACCTCGCCCTTGGCGTGGGTTTCCCCCGCCAACGTGAAATCTTTAATCGCCGTCACTTTCATGTCATCCCCCTTCTTCAAACCCGATCACCACCACCGGCACGCGTTCGTACCCGAGGCGCGCCGCGGCAAGGTACAGCACGGTGCCGTCTAACACGCTCCCGAACGGATCAACCATAATCGGCATGTACCAACCCGTTTGCTCGAGCAAGCGGGCCGTTCGTTCGATTTGTTCCTCGGTTACCGCGGCGCGGCGTGCGGCATAAATCGATAACCGGTCCATGCGCCACACCTCCATTACTTGCGTGATGTGTGTGGGGACCACCGGCCGGGGTTATCGCCTTAACTTGGCCGCGGCCTTGCGCCGTATTGCGGCCTCATCCTCGGTCTTGCGTTGCTCGGCAACGCATTGATCGGCAAACCGGATGGCATCCTCGGGTTGCAATCCGCGGTGAATGCCAACGAGGATCATTGCCTCGCGGTATTCGCTAGCAGTCGATAACGCTTGCGCCTGTACTTTTGTCATACGCGCCTCACTACATCCATAGAACGCGGCCCTTGTGAACCGATTTCGACGGGATCAAATACGATATCGCCCACACCAACGCATCGGCGCGGTTTGGCGAACCGCTCAGTTTGCCGGGGACAAAATTGCACATTTCATCCTCGAGGGCACGAAAGGCGCCCACATGGTGCACCCGCTTTTGTTCGTATAGTGCGGCCACCGGTTCGGCGCGGGCCGTCTTGCCTCGAGAGGCGTGCACCTTTTCGTAGGGCACGTTGATGCGTTGCGTTCTGATCACTGATTCGACTAGATCGCCGCCATTGTTGACCTCTGCGATGATCCGGTCCCCGTCAAACCTATCGAACATCGAAAGCGCACGTGCGGCCCATTGGTTCGGGGGCAACCGGCACGAACCGTCATCTAAAACGTAACCTTCCCCGTCCACGCCGAGGCCCGCGGCCACGATGCCGCACTCATCGGCATTTTCCCCTGAAGTTGTCGCGGGATCGATCGCGATTACGATGCGCGTCAACTCGGGTGCCTCGGCCACGCGGTTCTGATCGAGTTGCGAACGCGTCCACAACGCGCCCTCGGCCTCCTCGAGGATTTCCCCCATCAATTCCTGTCGGCCCACACGCGTGCCGTCGTACCGGCGCCGCATCTCGGCAAGCATCCCCGGCGCCAGGTTCGCGGCGTTGGCGAATGTCGAACCCCGCGTCACGTGCGTTTTGGCATCGGCCACCATCGAACGGAGAAACCCGCTCGGTTTCGGCGTGGTGGTCACCACGATGCGGGGGTGGCTTCCGAGGCGCAACCCGAAAAGCAGGTTACTCCACAAATCCTCTATGTTTTCGTATACCGCCAGTTCGTCCAGGTACGCGTGTGTGTGCTGCGGGCCGCGCAACCGCTCGGGCTCCTCCGCAGAATACGTAAACGCGATCGCGCCGCTCGGGAATTGCAGTTTGCGGAGGGAAGGCTTGTACACGGGTTGTTCGTCTGGCGGAAACACCTTTAGGATTCCCGATTCGCCTTGAATCACCACGTCCCGCACGTCTGCCGCGGTGGGTCCGACTAAGGCAATGATGGCGTTCGGGTTACGCGCCCAGATCCGAACGGTTTCGGCCCCGGTGCGCGTCTTGCCGAACCCGCGCCCCGCAAGGATCAGCCATGTGCTCCAGTCGCCCTCGGGTAACCGTTGCTCGGGGCGGGCCCAAACCGGCCAATCGTACCGGAGCTCTTCATCGAGCGCCCGCGCCGCGGCATCGGACAAACCCGCGATCGCGGTTTCGATGTCTTCGATGGTCGCCCCAACCGGCAACCGGTCCAGAATGCTCACGGCCCGTTCGGGATAACCGTTTTGGCGCGCTGGGGCGTACCGACAATACACCACGCATTCTCGAGGGCTTCGGTGAACGGTAGCCAGGAGGCCCCGTTGAAGAATATAATTTCGCGAACATCTATCTGCTTGAATTTATAAGAGATGCCTTTTCGCCACGTCATCACCTGGGATAAACCGCATGCCTGCGAGGCTTTCGAGCCATCCGATATATTGGTGCGGCCCCGTTTTAAGACGCTGTTTGTGACTAACTGATAATCACGGGTGGCGGGCATTCGTTTGATTTGTCCGTAATCAAGCATGTGTTGCATCGTTTGCCTGTCCACGTCTTTAATCTTTTCTCCATCCGCGTTAAAAATACGGTACTTCTTCATCGGCAACACGCTCCCTTAAGGCTAAATACACGTGTCGTATCGTTCCGATACAGTGGATTGGATTAACGGAATTGTCGTGACACTCGCCCCGGCCCTGATGGGGCTCGAGGATGGCACCGGGGGCAGGCGGGATACAACCGAACGCCTTTTCTAATCGAAAAAACGCCCACGCGTGACAGTGCGCCCTGTTCACGCGGTTTTCACCCGATCGGCGCGGGCCGTTTCGGATGGAATTCGTATCGCCCCAGATCCGATTTACGATTCGGTTTTGATTGTATTGCCGTGAGTTGACTCTGTCAAGTTAAGAGTGATTCCTGTAAACAGTGTAGTAATGTCTTTCGCTTACGCGTAATTTTGCGGATGTAACCGCGGACCCTCGGTTTACGACACCCACCGGAGGATGTTTTGGATGGGAAATTTAATCGGCGGGCTTTTTCGGCGTTTTGTTGTTCGGCGGCTTCGACGGCACGTCGAGTTTCCCGAGCGATAACCCGCGCTCGATTAATACGCGGATAGCCTCACTACGGCTCGGCATTTTATTCGCATACCGCCAGCGGTCAATTCTGGATACGAAAGCTTCCGGCATTGGCACGTTAACGATCAGCTTATTTACAAACGCCCGCAATGTGCCTTCGATTGTACGGTCAGGTTTGTGGGGCATATGCACCATGTGCATTATGTGTACAATGCGCCTCAAAACAAAACATTCCTTTTGTGTAGCCGTTGTTATAAGATAGTTCGGAAATGCAAAGGCCACCGTTGTTGAAGCGGTGGCCCATTAACTCGAATCACTAACGAATGATTGGTTGGCGCCAATCAAACGCTTTTTGTGTGCCTTGAGGCGGCACGTCCGGTCTAGCACAAACCATGACCAGTCTACCAACACCACATCCGCCGTGCAAGACGTATCATACGGATTCCTGTAATTATCTTGGCCGGGGCAAGACGGCGGGTGCCCGATGAGGCCAACCGCGGCCCTCGCCTGGATTCGCACGCCGCGCCCCGTGCCGTGGGTCCGATCGCCGCGCCGGTTGGACGCGTTCACCGATGTAACGCCCGCGGAATGTAAGCTCTACATCGCGATCAACGCGGCGTGCCAGACGTCCACGCGCAACGGGCGCATCAGCGTGCCCGAGCTTGCCCGCTACACCGGATACAGCGAACGCTCGATTTACCGCATCCTGCATTTGCTCAAGGCGCGGGGCGTGGTGTATTCGATCGTCAACCCCGGCCATACCGCGGTCTATTACCTCACCTATACCTATTGCGCCGCTCCCCCCACCCCTGACAAGCGTGACGGGGGCCATCCTTATAAACCTATAGACAACTACAAACCCCCGCCGCACTACAGGCCGCGGGCGTCTTATATTCCTTATCAACGCGAACCGGGGCCGGTTCTGACGTACAAGGAAAGCGAATCTTACGAACAATACGCCGCTCGGGTGCCGCATCCCCTCTCGAGCGATGCGTGGTTTGATCAAATCACTTCACCTCCTCGGGCTTCGGCGGGTTTGCCTTGACGGCATAACGCAAGAGATGAACCACCGCGGCATTAACAGACCGGAATTGCCGCTTGAATCGATACTGATCAATCGCCTCGGCCAGTTCTGCCGGCACGATATTGTACAGCGTCTTTTTTCCTTCGGGAATAGGAGGCATCGCGTTAGTTCCCGTTCTGCCCGCGAGTGATCGAGCGCTCGAACAGCTTCTCGAGGCGTGTCATTCGCGCATCGGCCTCCTTGCTGCGTTGCTCGGCGGCTGATTCCATCTTGTCCAAACGCTCGAATGTGGCATTCTGGCGTTCAATCAGGTTCAGCATGGTCTTGTTCATCTGCTGCCGATCCTCGTGCCATTCCCTCATCGAATCCTGAAGTTTGGCTTGATTCTCAATCAGCTTTTCAATCTGTGCATCGTGAGACGCTTGGCTTGCTAGCAGGAAAGCCATCGTTTCGTGCATCTGTTCCCAGGTCATACCCTATCATTCTAGCATTCATTGAACATAAATAACTTCTAGAAATACTTGAAACTCTATAAGTTCTTGTGGCATCATAGTAAGCATGACGGGAACAAACACCACGTCAACTCAAACTTAAGGAATCAGAACAGAAGTGAAGAAAGCAGTAGTGTGTTTTATCGCGGTTGCCGCGTCGATGTTTGCCCTCGAGCCGATTGCCGCCAACTCCAAGATGTACGTCGCACCGGCCAACGGGTTTGAAACCTACGTGAGCGCCGCGATCATGAACAAGCGCGTGCCGGTCACCATCGTAGTGGACCGCGAACAAGCCGATTTCGTAATCGAAACCGCACAGGAAACGCAAAAGGCAGGTTGGGCCAAAATTCTTGTCAAAGGCGATTTACGCTCAAGCGAAAACGCATCGATGCGAATCGTCAACGCGAAAACCGGCGCGGTGGTTTACGCCTACCAGTACGACAACGGTTCCTCGTGGCGCGGCAAGCAATCGAGCTCGGAATCGCTAGCCAAGTGGCTCAAGAAGTACATCGAAAAGAGCCGGTAATCATGACGCCCCGTTGCCAACGCTACCTTGACCTGACCGTGGGCCAAGTCACGCCAACCGATGAGGCCGAATTACAGCGGTTGCACGAGGCCATGTCGGAACAAGAGCTTGAATGCTGTCTTGCGATTCTCGGCGACATACGCGAGTGGCTCAAGAAGAAGTACATCGAGGAAGGCCGATAACACATCCCACCGAACACGCAAAACAGGCGGATCACCCGATCCGCCTGTTTTCTTCTGCTCTAATCGTCCCGTCTGGTACGTTTCCGCGATAGCGTTACCCTCCCGCCTTACAGCTTATCCAAACGGTCACGCTTCCATCAGCGCCACAATGATCGCCCGCTCTGCCGCCCAATCGGCCAGGCCGAGCAGGAGCAGGTAATCCTTATCGGCGTGCCCGTCTGCCGTCGCAAGAACCCGTGCGATTTCGGCATCGCAACGCGCAAGCTCCTTTTCACGATCCACTCGGATCAATCCGGTGTGGCGTCATGCCCGCCTCGGTCATACGCTCTAAGATCACCGCGCAGTACTCGGGCGCGATTTCGCATCCGTAGCATGTACGGCGCAAACGCTCCGCGGCAAGGAATTGTGTACCCGATCCCGCGAATGGTTCGTAGCACAATTCGTTTCGATTCGTCCATGCTTCAACCATGAATGCGGCAAGCGCCACCGGAAACACAGCGGGATGATCCATTTCAATACCACGCGCCATATGGCGCATTACGGCAATGATGGAATCCGGGATTTTCGTTTCATTGACTAGTTTTCCCGCGCCGGTTTTCATTTGTGCTACCCCAGCGGCATTACGCATCCCCGTGCTGTGAATTACACGCCCCGCTGACACACAATCTACAATCTTATTCGGCAACCGTGACTCACGATTGAAATGAAATACAAACTCATGTGATGGCGCAAACCGGCCCGCCCATACCCCCGGCAATCCCGGGCCTTGATCCCACACGTAAAAACCAAATCGCCGCCAACTCATGTGCCGCATCGCTTCAATCCACTGCCAGAAGTAATCCGACCATTCGCCCTCGTTGTGAACCAAGCCGAGATTGACAAGCACTTGCCCGTCCTTCGCCATCGGCAGATTCCGCGACATGCCGAGCATGAGCGCGTTCCAATCCTCGATTGGTGCCATGTAATTGCGCTGAGACGCATACGGTGGGGACGTAAAGCACAATTGCGCCTTGCGCCCGTCCATAAGCGCCGCCACGTCACCGGCATCGGTGCAATCCCCGCAAACCAAACGATGCTTCAGATTGCCGAATTCCCAGAGTTGCCCGCGGGCCGTGCCCCATTTCGCTTGCAATTCCTTCAACCGCTCGAATTGCGGCGCGAGCCCGTCATCCTCGGGCACCTCCGGTTCATCCTCGGCCAATAATTTCTCGAGGGCCTTGTCATCGAACCCGAGGATGGATAAATCAAACTCCTCCTCATTCAACGCGGCGAGCTCTGCCGCAAGTACGGCATCGTCCCACGTAGCATTCTCGGCAAGCTTGTTATCCGCGATGATGTACGCCCGCCGTTCGCGATCGCTCAAGTGATCAAGCACAATCACCGGCGCGGCGTCCATCCCGAGCTTTAACGCCGCGGCGTATCGCCCGTGGCCCGCGATAATCCCGCCCTCGCCGTCAATCAGGATCGGATTGTTAAATCCGAACGTCTTGATCGATTGCGCGATTTGCGCCACTTGCTCCGCGCTATGGATGCGGGCGTTATGCGCGTAGGGCGATAGCGTGGTCAACGCCCGCCGTTCGATATGTTCGACTAATCGCATTACTCATCCTTGCGCGTTTGCCGCGCCTTTAACCGCGCCCGCTCCATCTTGAGACTCACCATTGTCTCGGCCCGCAGCGAATCGATGACGCCGCGGTAACGCTCGAGTTGCTCGGGCTTGATCCGGCATATGCGGCATATCTCGGCATCGGACGCGAGTTGCCGCGCCGCCATGCGGATACGGGATGCTAACAGTTCACTCATATAGCTTTAAAGATAGATAACGATGCTTATCTTGCATTCGCTTACATCCCGCACAGATCCGTTTTGCGGCAACACTCATCGGCGCGTTGATGCCATCTCCAACCGCTTGCACAGCGTGCAAATCCAACCGAAACCGGGGCATTCCACGCACCGCTTCACCTCGCCGCACACGCGGCATAAGGCGCGTTGCGTCTTGATCATGACTTTATCCGCAATTTTCTTAGGAAACTGGAATCCACATTGTGCAACGTCGCGCTAAGTCCCACCTCGAGATCGGGCCTTTCCATCTCATCGAAATGCATCTGCAAACAGGTTTGCTCCAATTGCGTGATGTTTTCTTCAAAACTGCACTCGGCCCGGTAATGCCACACTTTATCAATGGTGTCTAAACCCACTACTTGCCCCTCACGCCCCGTGGGCCAATGCACGGGTAGTCCTTTAAGAACCTCGCCAAGAGCATCCTCGGCGCAAGCAAGCGCGTTCCAATAGACATCCCGCGCCCCTTCCGCTTCCGCCAGCAATGCGGCAATACGTTCCCGCTCGGCCTCGGGCACCGTGGCGAGATAATCCGCCCACACCGCTAGCCAATCGGTTAACCTCATTCTCTGCCCATCCGCCCGCCATCATAACGGGGCGGTTGCCGCTAAACAACCGCCCCCGCGTGGAATCAAACTACCAACTACTACCTACATGCAAGTAACCAAAACGCGCAATAGGATTTCCTCCTTAAGTGAATTTGCCTTATCAATAAGGCCCGTATGAAAACTCACTTCGGACAGTGCAACCCAAACCACCGGCATAGCCAACCGTGCACGGTGGTGGGCTTGCGCGTAACCGGGGGATAGGGCGTGGTCTTTTCGGGCGTCCAATTCGCTAGCGGGGACTCCGCTATGAATTCGACACTTTCCACCGGTTGCGCCCCATCGGTGGCAACCGCCACCACGCCCCAATAGGTGATCGCCCCGCCGATCATCGGTTGATTCACCGTCACGCGTTGGTCATCGTGCGCCCCGTCATTAAAGTTGACTCTCAACGTCCCCGAGTACGTGTTCTGATTTGCGCTTATGCCGCACGTGACCGCTTGCGTAGTTGTGTCAACGGGCGATGCCTCGCACACCATCTCGGTAACGATCATGGGCGGGGGATAGAGTCCTGAAGCGCATGGCTCCAACGTAGGACAAGGCGTGTCCAAGGATTGAACCAATACGGACCGGGGCTCAGTATGACTTGTCCAATTTGCACTGACACCAGTACCATAAAAATCCACACCCAAAATCGCCCTTGGTTTGGCTTGATCATAAATCGCCACCGCGTGCACCGCATACGTGCCGTCTGTCTCGAGCGTTACCGGCCACGCATAGTTGAGCGGGGGCAACTCGGGCTCGGCATCGTTCGGGGCAAGCTTCACTTGAATCGTCCCCCGCCACGCCTTGTTATTCGCCTTGAGGGCGCACGTCAACGCTCGAGTGTTGTGCCCTAAGAAATTCAATTCGCGGCACGCCATCTTTTCGATGCGGATGGGCGGGATGCGCGAGTTGGACGCTTGGTTGTATAAGACCAACACCTCGGCGGGCGTCAACGCCCGATTGTACAAACGAACATCATCGATGCCCCCGCGCCAGTCGTAACCGGCATCGGGGTAATAGGCATATGCGCCGATCGACACCGTCAACGTCCGCGGCGTGGCCGTCCCCGCGTCGAACGCCACTTGCACCCCGTCCACGTACAGTCGCGCAAACGCGCCGTCAAACGTGCCGGTGACGAGTTGCCACTTGCCCGCGATCGGCTTGCCCCCCGAGGCGCACCCGAACGCGTCTTGACAATCCCCGCTCGAGCCATAGCCCGCGTTCACAATCAACTTGTACTTGGTGCCGCTCATATCCGTCCCGAGATACACCCCTTGGTCATACGCCGTCTCGAATATCCGCAAGTAGGCATACGGCGTGTTGACGGCTTCCGCGGTTGGCTTCACCCACGCCGAAACCGAAAACGTTGTGCCTAGCGCGATCGGCGCGGTTACCACCTTCGAGTGCCCGTCGAACTCGAGCCCGAGGTGCACTTGTCCCCCGGTCCATTTCGCCCCGGTGATCGTGCCGGGGTACTGCCCGTAATCGGGGTAATACTGATCGGTGTCCACGTTCTTAACGTACTTGCCGGGGTGCGCCGAATCGATCGCGATCGCGCCCGATGCTTCGTCAAACCGCCAGTAGGCAACGAGGCCGTCTTGCGCCGCGGCGATCGCGGCCCACACTAATAGCGCGTAAAGAATTCGTCCCATAGACCCACCCACGTATGCACACGCCGGTCATCCGCACGGGCCTCGTAACACAATCCGAGTCTCGGCATGTTGTGAAACAACGCCCGCATCATTACCCCCTCGGCATCCCACGCCGCGGGCACGCGCAAGCGGATGTTGATATACCGCACCCCCGGTGTTAACGTGCTTGTTTGGAAAAGCGAGAATTCCACGTCCCCGCGATCGGTATCAACTAGGAACGTGGGCGTGCTCGGATCACGGCGCACGCCGATAGCGGTGAGCGTTCCCCCGAACGCCCCGCGGAAAAACAAGTTGATCGCCCCGAGGGCCTCGGTATCGTCCACGGCCCGCGTGCCGCGGCGTTTGTCCCCTGCGATAACGTTTTTCATTTCGCATCACTCCATATCTCGCCCGCGTGCGTATCGTCATCCTTTGCGATTTGCACCGTGCGAACGATCGGCGGGGGCGAGGGGCGGTAGAGCAACTCGAGCCAATCCCCGGCCATCGGCCACGCCGCGGCCTCGAGCGTGCACACGATGCGCCCCCCGTCCCAGTCGGCACGTATCAGGCGCATATCCTCGGGCCACGCGTCACGGGCGCTATCGGGACTCAACACCACATCCAGTTTTCGGTGGCGTAAGAGGGCAACCACCAACGCGCCCTCGAATACCAAGCGCTTTTGTTCCGGTTTACCGCTCATGGTTTTGTCGCAGTCTGAATCTGCGCTGCCGCCGTCCACGTAGCGAACGTGCCATTCCACGCGTCCGTCCAGTTCATGCCATCATTCGATCCCTGCATTTTGAAACTGGTGGGGCTTTGGGTGTAGAAACCATCATTCCGCGCTTGCCATGTGATTTCCACAATGGCGACGGTGCGACTAAGGCAGTTCATCAGCCAGTTGTTGGGTGGCGGATTTGCCGCAGCCCATATGGTCGAGAGGCTGTTATCGAACGCCTTTTCGCCCGTGAACCCACCCCCGAACGCATCGCTGGACATTCCATGCCACGCAAGCGGCGACGAAAGATCCGGCCCGCCCGGCGTTTCCCGCAACTGGACTTCCGCGCCGCTTGGCGCCGTCCCGCTTTGGTTCGCGAGAACCACTATCCGCCAGTTGCAATATGCCCCAGCGGCTGGCGTACCTACAGAGAACGAGTGGGCGAACACCTCATTGCTCCAACTGGTGACATACGACTGCGCGTCAAACCACGCCGAGCCATCATCGGAATATTGCAATTTGAACTGCGACGGCGACTGCGTGGTGATAAAGGAGCTGCCGCCACGCGGCGTCAACCGGATAACGGCCACTTCCCCCGGCGCGGGCATCTGGTATGCAATCCACTGCGGCGTGGTTGACGGCGGAATATTTGAATTCCAGAAGGTTGTCACGCTGCCGTCAAACGCTTTATCGGCATTGTAGGTAGGGTCCGATTGGAAAAAACTTGATACCGTCGCTATCCCGCCCGTCGATAGCAATGTCCCGGCAGCATTGTAAAGTTGCAGGTCCGCGATGCCTACGGCGTTGACGTTGGTCTGAGTCGCCGTTACATAGATCCGCCAGTGCAAATGCGGCCCCGCCCCCGGCACGCCTTGCGGGATATGCACGCCGAGGATCGACGGTTTTACGCTGATACTCACGCCGCTACGTCCCCGCTCAGCACGAACACGTTCGCCGCATACGCAAGCACGCTTGCCACCGCGTATTGCCCCGCAGTTTTCAGGAACGATTGCCGCTGCACGATGGTTACGCCCGAGGCCGTCACCGTCACCTTGCCCGCGCCGAGTTGGATAAGCAGCACGCTGAACCCCGCGCCGAGTCCCGCGGGCACGGTGAGTGTGATCGCCGCGGCGTTATTGAGCGTCACGATCTTGCCGTTATCGCCCGCCGTCAACGTGTAGGCCGTCCCCGTCTGCGCGTTGATAGCGGGCACCAAAGGCGCAAACGCGGGCGCGGCCCACGTCCCGTCCCCGCGCAGATACACCGTCGCATCCGCGGTGCCCGTGCCCAAACGCGCCGGGGCCACCACGCCGCTTGTAATATCCGCCCCACCGTGCGTATGTACCGTAGGCGCATAGGGCAACGCGGGCACGCGGGCGGGATCGAGCACGCCGCTTGCCACATCCGCGGCATCATGGACGTGCGCCGCGGGCGGAAACGTGGCGGGCGTCCCGGTGAGCTTGCCATACGCATAGGAGGGAATCCACGCGGGATCGGGGTACGTGCCGAGCTCGGATACCGCATCGGTCACTTGCGCCGCGGTGTAATCGCCCGTCTGCGCGACTACGTCCCCGGTGCGCGTGAACACGCTCGAAACCGCGCCCCCGCCCGAGACGGGGAACGCTTGGGCCAACGTGACGCGAAACTTCCCCACGGGGCGCAACGTCGCTCGGAATTCGCAACTCATCGGGCCACCCCCGCCGCACGCGTTACTTCTTTCCGTACGATCACGTCCCCGGCGAGAATCGTGACCACGATGCCCGCGGGCGAGGTGATCTCGAGGTCCCACACGTAACTCCCGCCGAGCGTGCCGGTAATCGCGTGCGGCAACTCGAGCTTGATTTGCGACGGGGTTACCAACGCCGTGATCAACTCCGCTTCTACCGTGGGGGCGCTATCGGCCACGGTTCGGCGGATTTGCGCTTTCGTCGTATAGCCCGTCAGATCGGCGGGCGTGCCGTCGTCGTTATCCACATCCACCACCCACGCCTCGTCGTCGCCTTGATAGATATCGAGGCGGGCCGCGCCCGATGCCGTTTCGACAGCCGCGGCGCGGGGACGCGCCCCGCGTTCGCTCTGCACTCCAATCATTTCGGTTCTCCTTTTTGTTCAGGTTTTCATCGCAATCGCCTTCCAACTACAACCGCCAGGATCAAGGCGAGGGCGATGTATACGGGCACGATGATCAGCCAACGCGCGTGTTCGCTTAACACTGTTCCCCTCCAATCCATTCCGCCAACACCCACGCCAGTTCGTGGATTTCGCGCATCGCGAATGGATCGGCCCGCAACTCGGCCATGCGCCGCTCGAGTCTGCGTTGCGGCGTCTCATGCCCACGCCAGATGAAACCGGCCACCCGCTGCAATCCTTTTTGCTGGCAGTGGCGATAGGCGCGGCGCGTCCCCTCGCACCAGGCGCCGCACACCGAGCATTGCGCGGGGGTGCGGTTCCAACCGCCCGAGTTGGCGTTCCCGGCCATTCGCGTCCTAATCCGATTTAGAAGCTAAAGGTTTTTCCAGGCCTCGTGCGTCACCCGCGCGTACTGAATACAGAAGAGTACTAAGACAATCGAACATGAAAAATTACGCGCGCGCGAGAAATGGGTGAGCCAGGGTGAGCCACGCTTTCGTTACACCGACTTGCGTGGGCATTTTTGGGGTGAGCCAGGGGTGAGCCAGGGGTGAGCCAGGGTGAGCCACTTATAACTCCATAGCCCCTTCTTCGTGGGGTTGGTGCGGCTCCCAGTAAGGCGCAAGCGCGGTCATCGGCCCTACATACATCCAGCACTGATACGCCTTGGCATCAGCGCCCTCTATACGCACCTTCAACCGCTGATGGCCGAATCCCGCCGAATGCAAGCCCTCGGTGATCTCGCGCAACGTCAGACGGCCCTGGATGCGGCGCAACCGCTGAATCGCGTACAGGCACGGCGCATAGACGTGGATAGCCCCGTTGTACAGATACACGCACTGCGGGAAATCGATGATTGTGATGTGCCCGCGGGAATCGAGCACCGAATCGACCGGTGTGTAGATCTTGAGGGCTTCCCACAACAACCCCAAATCCTCGCGCAACGTCACTTTTTCGTAGGACTGCCGCAAGGCGGTGGCGGCCAGGTTTTGCACCTCGGCCCGCAGGGCATCGGCTTTACTCAACCGCTCCCCCCGCGCCAATTGCAGGATCGAGTGGGCAACATGCTGCCAATCCGCTTGCGCTTCCCGCGTGGGAATCAGGTTTACGCCTAAGCACGTCGCCACCGCCTCACGGGTTTTGTCGAGCTTGAGCAAATCCCCGATCGACTCCCACTTGACGCGCCCCTGCTCGCCACCTATCCAAACATCGGCCTGTAATCCGCTTCCCACCCGTTCGATACCGTAGGTAAACTCGATCCCGCGTTGCGCCAACATCCGGTCTTTGTTGATAAACCCGAGCAAATCCTCGGGCGCGGCATCCGCCGCGGCGTCCACGATTTCCTGATCGTGATGCGCTTCGGCCCAATCGCCGAGGGCACGTAATACGTTTTTCGGAAACCCGCCATCCTTGAGCGTGTAATACCCGGTAACCTTATCGCCTTGCGTATAGCGGGCGTAGGTATACGACACGTCCTTATCGGCCTCGGTGAATTTGGCTTGCCCTTTCCAGAGGTACCTGTACACCGCACGGATCAGTTCGCGGCATTTGTCCTCAGGGCACCGGCGACGGGCAAGGAAACCGGAAATCGCCAGAAACGTATCGTGACGCTCCCCCTCGGCCGGCATGGCCTTAGCCACCATCGCGGCGAGCTCGAGCGTGTCCGCGGCCCCGGTGTCGCTTGCCGGGGCATTCTCCGCATCGTTCGATTGTTTTTCAAAGATCGCCGTGAGCAACCATTCGGGGGCGGGCAGTATGGGTTGATCCTGGGGGTTTTTCTCTCCGTCCCACGCATACACCCCATCGGGCGTCTCGGACGGGGGCAACACCACGTAGCCTTTCGCGCCCTTGATATCGATCCCGTCCCAAAGGCCCACGCACCCCGTCACCTCACGTTGATCGGGTTGCAGGAAAAAGTATTGCGTCCCCTTGCGGGCCGTGATTTGCGACAACGTATCGGGCAACGGGCCGTGTTCGGCAATCAGCAATCGCAAGGATTCGTCCCCGCCGTTGCGAGGGTCCACGTCGAACACGAAATAGAGCGTGCACCGCATCGCCACATTGGCGTTCGGGCATTTCGTCCACCACGCCTCGATTTGGGCAAGATCGGTTGTCGCATCCAGATGCCCGTGCGATTTGGGGCGCGGCAACTTCGTGCGATCGCCCAGTGGGAACACAGGTATTCCCATCACCTGGGCGTAACCTTTCGCCCACCGGCCCTTGCGCGAAAGGCCGTTACCGTTGCCGTTACCGTTTGGCGGGACTGGACCCATCGAACTCCTCTAACGTTTTTCGGCGGATGCGCCACTTGTCCCCACGCACGTGTTGATCGATCGCGGGCAACTTCCCCTCGCGGATGAGGCGCAATAGCGTTTTTTCGGCAATCCCCGAATACGCCGCGGCCTCGGACACCGAGAGCCATAACGTATCGCTCGGGGCGGGCGATGCGGGCAATAGGAACCGGTTTGGCGGAACTTCCGCCAAAGTACCGCCGAGTCTATCTACATCCTGCGCTGCAAACATGTACACCTCTCGGCGCGTGGCGGGATCAACCGCCCGATGCCGCGGCAACTTCCCCTCAAGAGCCATTTCGCGAATACGCCGCGTGCTGACGCCTAGCTTGCGTGCGGCCAATTCCTGCGTTACCAGTTGCAATTCCTGTTTTTTCGCCACGCGGGCATTCTAGCAACACCTGGAACCGGTTTGGCGGAACATTCCGCCAAACCACCGCCAAAACCGTCCCCGCTTGAACCAACCCATTGAAAAACCGTATAATCAGCCACATGGTGGGGGAACCACGCAAACGCCTGAACCGGATGGCAAAAGCCCACGCCGTCGAAATCCTCGAGAGCGTGCTCGTTGCCGCACGTGCCGGGGACATGACCGCGGCCAAGCTGATCCTTGACCGCATATGGCCCCTGCCAAAAAGCGGGCCGGTCCAACTCGCCTTGCGCCCCACACGCAACGTTGCCGATGTTCGTGAGGCGATGCACGATTTGCTCGGCAAGATGGCATCGGGGGACGTAACGCCCGAGGATGGGCGCGTATTTATATCGGTGATGCGTGACATTGTGATGGTGCACTCGGCGGAAACTTTGCCGTTTACCGGCCCGCCGTTAGAAATCAATAACGCCCGCCAGAGTTTAAACGATCGGATACAAAAAGCAATTGCCGCACGGGAAGCCCGAAACGGCAATGCTGCACAAACGATCGATGTAACGCCCGCGGAATAAACTCTTACGTAAAACACCCCTCCGTACAGCCACGCTCGGTAAACATAGTTGTTTGCGCGAGGAAATCCACATCCGCAAGCGGGATGCACGATTGGTGCAGGTAAAACGTCTTGTCCCGCTCCCGAATTTCCGTTTCAATGTCACACGCGGCTTGGAAATCCGCGGGCCAATGCAACTTCATTTCAATCCACTCGTCATCCCTATGATTCGGGCACATAAAGCAAGCCGAGTGCGGGATATGCCCGTCCCAACCTTGCGAACGGATTACTTCAACGCATTGATAACGGCGCATTGGCACCTCGCGAATGAGCGGATACCATAACTCGAGCCATAGCTTCGATTGACTCCGCACGCGTTGCGCCTCATCAAGAGAAATGCCGATCCAAACGCGGGCGGATTCCACACCACGCGCCCGCAAGTACCGCGAACTCACATCCCGCTTCCATTTGCCGCTACAGAACGGGCGCATCTTGCTATTGCCCCCGTTCATGGTCGTAAACCCCGGCAACATGATGGCGTTGCTTTCCTCGGACCAAAATAAATCAATATCGGCGTATTCCTGTGAGTCCACGATCGCCAACTCCACCCCGGCGAGTGCGAGTTGCGGGCGGATGAATTGCTCCACAAACGGCCACGTCGATGACCGTTCCCGGCCCACGTTGATCATGAACGCGATATCGGGTTTGGGAAGCTTCCCCAGTGCGATCAAAGCGGCAATGGCACCCGATTGGGTGCCACCTCCACAACTCCAAACTTGCGTACGGTCTTTATTCAACGATTCCTCCAAATTCCGCGGTACACGCCTCAGCGAAAGCGCAATTGGTGCGGTTACAGAACATGCTCCCGCGGTTCGGAAGATACACGCCCCGGCGCATCGATTCCTGCACGCTCGGGTATAACCGCTCGGTCAACCGGCGATCGGCATCGCTCACCTGATATTCGATCGTGTGCAAGCGGGCTTGTTTAGTTGCTACAAGAGTGTCGATTTGCACTAGGCCCGAGGCATTCGGCGCTAACTGCGCGTACGTGGCAAGCTGCAACGCGTGGCCCGCGGCAACACCCGAGGGCGTGCGGCTCGAGGTTTTCAAATCGATTACCTTACCGGCGGTATCCTCGCACAACAAATCCACCACGCCCCGCACCGCAACCCCGCCGATCGTGCCCTCAACCGCTAACTCGGTGGCCCGCGGTTGGATATGTTGCCCCGCCTCTTTTATATAGAGGGCCGCGAGTTGCGCCCCGGTGTTGTAAAGCTCGGGCACGTTCTCGTTTGCGCCGAACTCCGCGGTGGGCGTTTCCATATCCCAAATCTCGGAATAGGATTCCGCCAACGCCTCGGCATCGGGCGTGCGGCCTTGCATCTTTTCGCGGAAGAAATACGATACGAGGGCGTGCACAACTTTTCCTCTGACTTGCTTGCCCGTTGACGGGCACGGCAAGCCCGCCACGTACTTGTAATGCCAACGGGCGCTGCAATCAAGGTATCCGTTAACTTGGGACGGGGATAGCACCGAGGCGATCGCGTTGCCGCGGGCCACCGCGGGCCGTTTTGGGGGCGGGGGTGGCAGAACCAACACCCCCGCCTGATTCGGGGACTTCTCCCCCACAGGATTAGCCCCCGAGACTACTACCGGCACGCCCACCGTCCAACCATCCCGCATCCAATCGGGGCGTTTGTCCGATAGCGTTAGAGAGGCCCGCAAGAGGGCCTCGAGATTATCCTTGGGCGTGGTTTCGGCGGGGCCGGTCCACTTGGTGCGGCAACTCATCGGGCACCCCCGAGAGTTGAGTTTTTCGTGATGTTGATAAACGCCGAAATCAAGATGCTTTGGACCGTCTCAGGTTTGATGAGTCCCTCATGGCGGGATGCGTGTTTCACTGCCGCGGCGTAAACATCGCAAATCGCGTTGGTTTGCGTGAGTAACAGCTTGGCCCATTCGGGTTGTTGATCGTACGTTACAACGGGGGCGGGGGCCGGGGCCAACACCGGGACGGCGTATGTACCATCGGGGCGTTCGCCCATTGCGGGCTCGGGGGCGATCGAGACGGGCGCTTTCTTCGGAACCGCCACCGGGACCGGGGCCGGTTCGATCGCGTCGTTCACTTGAGCCACTTGCCACCGCACGGCTTTCTTGCCGCGGCCCGTGTCCACTTCCGCTTTCGTGATGGTGATGATATCCCCCGGTTGCACCTCGAGCGCTTTGAGTTGCTCATCGATCGTTTTGCCCGCGGGCTCGGATACGAAAAAGACACGGCCATCCGTTGCCGAGTACATATACTGCGTTCCGTTGCCAAACTTCGATTCGGTTGGCTTGCCCGCGGTAAAACGCAAGGCAAGCTCAACCGGGACGTTCGTTTGAAAAAGTATCTTCTCCACTAGGCCACCTCCGCCATCGTGTGCGCGGAAACGGCGATCGCCGCGGGCTTTTTCTCCGCGGCGTCCATTGCGAACAACTCAATATCATCGGTCCAGGCGTGGCACGCCTTGCAAAACACTACGTGGGTTGTCCCGATATATTCGGGGCACCGGCAAATCGGTTCGTCGTTCGGATCATCGTAATCGAGATCCCACGGTGAATATTCAATCAACTGCACTTGCTTTTTTTCCTTTGGCGCTTTTGAGACTCGCGTCTATTAAGTACATAATCAAGATAACGTACTTAAAGACGGGATGCAAGAGCTTTCAGAAAAAAAGTGTATGATGATGTGATATGGCTTTAACTCGTTACACGTGCTTGCGATGCGGGCACCAATGGATACCCCGCATAGACGCCAAGCCCAAGCATTGCCCGAGTTGCAAGCAGCGTTATTGGGACAAACCTGCCTATACGGTGCCCCAAGGGCGTCCCCCGGTCAAGACGAAAAAGAAGCAACGTAGTTAATCCGAGGGGGTCTGCATAATCGCCTGATGGAACCGATCGGCTTCCGCGGGCCGATCGCGGGCCTTGAAAAACGCCTCGCATTGCTCGAGAAACTCGGCGCGATCGGCGTCATCCTCCTTGATCGTGATTGTTGTATCGCCAAACCCCACATCCTCGGGGAACGCGTTTACGTATACGGTGATTTCCGACATGCCACACCTCCTTTATTGCGTAACCGGGGGCGGGGGCGGGGGGGCTTGATATCCCGGCGGGTAATAGGCCATCGCCGCGGGCGCCGGTGTCACCGGCCAAAACTTCTGAATCGTCTTTTCCACGATGGTTTGCAGTGTCGCATCGGGTACGCCCGGTCCAGCGGCGATCAC